CGCCCCCACCCAGCCGGGGGGGGACAAGTTCCCCCCCCCCCCCGGCAGCCACAGCCGCTGCACCGGCCACCACAGCCAGAGAGGGGATCACCCGCTCCACTGCTTGCAAAAATCGCTTCATGTTGATTCCTCCCTGTGTCCAAATTGGGCACAATCAAAGTGTAAATACGCCGGATGTGAGCTTGTCCTCCAGCGTGGGGTTCTCTCTGCGGATCAGCGCACGGCTCAGGGCGTTCATGGCGGCCGCCACCGGGTCGATGCGCTCGGTATCGTCCTTGTGCTTTTTGCTGAGCTTGATGTCGCCGTAGTTGTTTTGGATTTCAATGGCGTTTGCCAGGCATGAGATCGCCAGCGGGTTTTCCTCCAGGACGATACGCCCGGCCAGCAGCAGTTCCCGGAAGCCCTTGACCGCCAGATTCTGGCCGGCGCAGGTCTGGGAGATCTCCACGCAAAAGTCATCGTTGTTGCGCTCCTGGCACATCTTGATGGCCAGGTCTGTGGCGTTGTGGCCGTCGTAGTCCACCTCCAGCACCTTCCAGCGGTGGTCCCGCTCTCCGGCGCTGATCCAGTTATCCACATAGCTGTTGTCCGTCACGTCGCCGGGGGTCAGGGTGCAATAGCCGTCCTCGGCCCATGCGATATACGGCACCCGGTCGCTGCGCTCGTGCTCCGCGGCCCGGTTTTCCGGCATAAAGCCGTGCATTTTGACGGCCACCCGGCCGTCCGGCAGCAAAAACACCGCTGCCGCGCCGGACAGGTCGATGCGCTTGCCCAGGTCAAACCCGCACCAGCATTCCAGCCCGTCGGTCAGCTCCGCAAACTCTGCCGCGGGAACCTGCGCCGCCTTGGCCAGGACCATGCACCGCTCGTCCAGATAGCGGTTGACGCTGCCGGTCTGCCACAGGCACATCCGGCGGGTGAGGAACTGCCGGATCTTTGTGGGGTCGTTGCTGCCATAGGCGGCGGTATATTCCGTCTCGATCTGGTTGAGCAAGTAGGCGCTGTACTCGTTGGGATACCGCAGACAGGGGTTGGCTTTGCACCACAGCGCCTTGTCGTGGGGGTTATCCTCCGGGTCCAGCTCGCGGATCATGGCAAAATAAGTCTCATCCCGGACATCACCGTCCAAGATTCGCTTTGCGTAGGCTTCCTCGGTATAGCAGGGCTTTCGCTGGGCGTCGTCGCCGGCTGTGGTGATGACGTCCAGCAAGGCCTGGGGGCGCTTGCCGAAGGAGTTCAGGCCGATGTCGTAGATGTCGGACGTGGGGTGCGCGTGGTATTCGTCCACCACGAAATAGCTGGGCGCGCCGGAGTCCTTGTTTTTCGTGTCCTTGGACAGCGCCCGCATATAGCCGCCCCGGGTACGGTGTACCACGGGGTTGGATTTTGGGATCACCAGGCGCTTTGCGATGTTCGGGCTGGCCGCCGCGATCTTCTTCGCGTCGCCGAACACCCGCATGGCCTGTCCCCGGTCCACCGCCGCGCACTCCACCTCCGGCTCCCGCTCAAAGACCGCCAGTTCCGGTCGGTAGGGCGGATACATCACATCGGCGCACATGTGGTACAGGGCCTGCCCGGACTTTTCCGTGGACTTGAAATTGCCCCGGGCCCGCTTGTTGTAGGTGCGGGAGAAGCGTCGGGCGCCGGTGTCCATATGGACCCAGCCGTAGGTACAACCCAGGTCAAACACCTGCCAGGGCTGCAGAGCGATGGGCTTCCCCGCCTCCACGCCGCGGCTCTGGATGCACTGTCCGAACCAGCGGACAATGCGGTCCGCCCTGGTGGTGTCAAAGACGTAGGGGAAATCCTCAGTTCCTTGGCGTTTGAGGTCGTCCAGGTGCCGCTGACAGGCCGCGATCTCGTAATGACAGCATTGGTCATGCAGCTTGCCGTATACCACCTGCTTGGCGTACACGCTCACAGGGTGATGCAGTCCGCTGGGCCGCCGGCCGAGCTTAGCCGTCGCCAAAGAGGTCAGCCTCCTCTCCTGGTATATCCACTGCAGATGCGCCGTTGGGGATCACCAAATTGCACCGGCTTGAGACCGTAAGTCCCAAATCCATGCCGGCTGCACGACATTGGCGGAAACAGCGGTCCTGGATCGCAGACCACTTGCTTGCCCCATCTGCATCACCATGGTTGAGCGCATCGGTGAATTTTTTGGTTGCTCGCAAATAGCTCTGCTTAGCGATTAGATACATCGCAAGGCAATCGCCGTCCACGGACGACAGGACGCCCATTTGGATCAGGACCGGGGCGAGCTTGGCAAACTCCGTTGCCAACTGCCCGGACAAATAGGAGGGAGGCCGCAGTTTGTCCACCGTCGGTGCTTTGATCTCCATTGCCTCGCGCTCCTCCAATTCCGCCTTTGTGTAGTGCCGGCTTCCATTTGCACGTAATACTGCAGCTAGCTGGCGCTTACGTGGCATACAGCAGCACCGCCTTCTGCCCCGTAAAACGCTCCCAACGGTCGATGATGACATCCACATATCGGGGGTCCGCCTCCATCAGATAGGCAACACGGCCTACCTGCTCGCAGGCGATCGCCGTCGTCCCGCTGCCGGCAAAAATATCCAGCACCACCGCGCCGGGCATGGTGGAGTTGACGATTTGATACGCAAACAGCGGGACAGGCTTCATCGTGGGATGATCTGCGCTCTTAGAGGGCGTATCAAACTCCAACACCGTGGTCTGCTTACGATCGCTGCACCACAGGTGGGCCTTTCCGTCCTTCCAGCCGTAAAGGCAGGACTCGTGCTCATCCCATGTATCTCCGCATTCCAGCGCGGTTTGCCCATGCAGGCAGGGCTCATGTTGCCAGTGGTAATCCTGGCGGCTCAAAACGCCCCGTTGTTTGACCCAAATCAAACATTGGCGCACATAAATGCCAAGGTCATGCAGGGCATTTCGCACGATCCTACCGGGCTCGCCATCGGCGTGCCAGATATAGTAGGACGATCCCGGAACCAAGCATTTAAAACTTCCGTCAAACGCCCGGCGTAGAAAATCGTAGTAGTCTTTATCTGAGAGGGCGTCGTTTTCCAGCTTCTTTCCATGCGCCCCGGTGTAGTCCACGTTGTAGGGAGGATCGGTCAGCAGCAGATGGGCTTGCTGTCCGTCCATCAATGCAGATAGATCTGCGGAGTCGGTCGCGTCGCCGCACATCAACCGATGTCTGCCCAGTTGATAGATTTGCCCTCTCTCGCTCCGAGGATTTACCGGCAATTCTGGCTCATAGGCATCATCTACAGGGTCGATCGCGTCCTCCAACTTGACATCGTCATCGGAAAAGCCGGTAATGGTAATGTCAATTCCGGCATCTTGGAGCGCCTGCAGCTCTATCCTGACCAACTCATCATCCCAGCTCGCCTGTTCCGCCAGGCGATTGTCCGCAAGGATATACGCACGGCGCTGGGCATCCGTCAGATGCTCCACCAACACGCATGGCCCCTGCTCCATATCCTCGGCAGCGGCCGCCATAACACGAGCATGGCCGGAAATGATGTTGTTTTTCAGGTCGATCAGGACGGGGGCAACAAAGCCAAACTCCCGCAAGCTGGCACGCAGTTGCCTGATCTGCTCATCGCTGTGGATCCTTGCATTTCTCGCGTAGGGGACCAGCTCCGATATGGGTCTCAGCTCTAATCTCGTTGTTGTCTCCATGTTCATCCTTTCAATCCCCAAACAAATCACCGTCCGGGTCGACCTGCGCCGCCAGCTTCTCGGCCCGCTTTTGCGCCAGCCGGACGCGTCCTGACGGGGTCAGGCCCAGCTTATCGGCGTACTGGAGGATGTTGCTCTCCAGCCGCTGGAGCTTGGAGTTGATGCCGTCCAGCTTGCTCAGCAGGGCTTCCAGCGCGTCCGCGTCATCCGTGGCTTTTTTGAGGTTTTTGCGGACCGTCTGCATGTCCTTGGTCAAAGCCTCGTACCGGGACAGCATGGAGCAATAAATGCCCAGCGTGTCGCTGTCCAGATCGTCCAGAATGACATAGCCCTCCATGCGGT